GGCGGTGCCGCGGAAATGTGGGCGGCGACCATCACCCGCACCGCGCAGCAGAACTGGCCGGTGGTCGAGGCCGTGCCCGCCGAGTGCGTCTGGGTGGTGGCCGACGCCGATACCGTCGATGGCGCGCGCGGCATCTTTCACGTCCGCGATGTGCCGGCCAGCGATCTCATTGAGATGGGGCTGCCGGAAGACAAGATCCTGGCCTACTGCGACACCATGATGCGGCCGCAGCAGCGCCGCGAGATGATCGCCCGCAACCCGGCGCAAGGGCACAACATCAAGCCGTCGCCGCCAGGTGACCGTAGTATGGGCATCTGTAGATACGCCGAGGGCTGGATCAGGTGCGATACGGATAACGACCACAAGGCGGAACTCATCCACGTCCATATGCTTGGCAACGCCACCAAGATGATCCAGTGGGAGCGGGTGGATGAGATACCGCTCGCGTGTTTTACCCCGTACAGGGAACCCGGGCGGCTGATCGGTTACAGCCAGGCCGACATGGTCATGGACCTGCAGCGGGTTGAGTCGCGGGTCATGCGCGCGACGCTCGACAGCCTGGCGCAGAGCATGTTCCCTCGGACGGTCGTCACCCTCGGGCAAGTGAACCTCGCGGATGCGCGGCAGACCGCGATCGGCAGCATCATCCGCACCACGCAGGCCGGCGCCGTCACCGAGTTGGTCAAGCCCTATACCGGCGAGGCGGCGCTCAACATGATGCAAGCGCTGGAGGCCATCAGGGAGAGCAGGACCGGCATCACGCGAGCTTCGCAGGGGCTCACGGTGGACGAGCTGCAGAGCACGGCACCCGTGGCCGTGTCGGCGCAGACCAGCGCAGCTCAGGATCGCCTCGACATGATGGCGCGGACGTTGGCGGAAACCGGATTGGCGCCGCTGTATTCCGGCTTGTTGAGGATGATGGCCAGACATCAGGATAGACCCAACGTCTACCGTATCCGCGGGCAATGGGTGCCGATCGATCCGCGTGCGCTGGGCGTGATGTGGCAGACCAGCGTGAACGTCGGCGGCAAGGGCATGCCGATGGAACGCCTGGCGATGCTCGCCCAGATCGCCGGCAAGCAGGAGATGATCATGCAGACGCAAGGGTTGACCAATCCCTTGGTCGGCGTGCCGGAATACCGGAACACGCTGTCGCGGATGCTGGAAACCGCCAACATTGCCGACGTGTCCTCGTATTTTAAGGCGTTACCCCCGGGGTTCCAGGCGCCGCCGCCACCGCCGACACCACCCGATCCGTCGCTGATCCTCGCCCAGGTGCAGGCCGGCAAGACCGCGGCCGATGTGGAGAACGATCGGGCATCCGAACAAACCAAACGCGCGCAGATGCTGACCGATGATGACCTAAACAGGGACAAAGCCGCGTTGGACGCCTGGACCAAGACCTGGGTCGCCGGGGCGCAGTTCGGCACGCCTGTGCCGAGCCTCACCGAGTTCCAGCAGGCGATGGCCAGCAAGGTGCCGGGCATCCAGCTACTGGGCAATCTGCCGCCGCCCACCAGCCCGCAGATGCCGGCGACGACCCAAGGAGCGGCGCCACCACAGCCCCAAGGGCCACCGCGGCCGCCGCAGGCCCCGGCAGCCCCTGGACCGTCCATGGTGCCGCCACGCCCACAGCAGCCGATGGGACCGCCCGTCGGCTCGTTCAACCCAGCCCAGGCGATGGCAACGCGCCAGGCGCTCATGCAGGGCCAGATGCCGAGTGCGTATGGCAACATCGCTGCCAACGCCGCGGCGAAGAGCCTGTTCGGTCCCGGGGGTCCGCCATTGCCGCGGCCCAACGCACCACCACCACAACCAGGGCAGTAACCGCGTCACAGGAGATCACCATGGTCACACGCGCATCAGGTTCCCAAAGTACAAAGACCGTGCCCAAGCAGGGGCAGAATAAACCAGCCAGCGGCGGGGCGGCCGGGGCCGGCAAGGATCGCGGCACCGCCAAACTGCCGAGCACCACCAGGACCACAACCCGGAAGTGAGCGACCTCTCGCGCGAGGAACGCTACGAAATCCAGCGCCGCGGCGGCGAGGCGCACCGCCTACTGCAGGACCGCGAACTGATGGACATGCTCACGTTTATTCGGGAAGGCGCAGTGCAGACTGCGGTGCATGGTACGGATGTCCGCGAGCGCGAGGACGCCCGCAACCTCGCCAGGGCTATCGATCACCTCGCGACCGAGATGCGCTCACGCCTGGATACCGCGCTGCTGCAGAACCAGCGCGAGACCGATGGCAGGCGGTTTGAGTGATGCCATCGCTGCTTGATCCGCAGGATGACGACCCTTACGGCGTCGCCGGTCAAGGGTTGCTGAACCTGCCGCCGTCACCCGCCGGCTCCATGTTTACACGCCCGGCACCGCCGCCTGTCAATTATAGCGACGCAGTATGGGATTATCTGGGCCAGCCACGCGGTCAGACCGACCCTAATGTGCCGTTATCGCCCCTTCCCGGCACTGGCGCGCGCGTGCCAGCCGACAAGATGTTAGACGCACCCTATGTCGTCTATGACGACCCTCCGCTAGAGGATCAAACCAATCCATACACGACGACTTATGATGAACCGAACACCCCTGTTCTGGCTACGCCCAACAAGACTATTGAAGCCAACAAAGCAGCGCGGTACGGCGACGTAGTACGGCAACTACCAGGCGATCTGAGTGCGATCACCCAAGGTATGGGGAGACCCACGAACGCCCCTGGCTTAATCGCCCCCGGAAACATCAACATCCATCAGCGTCCCGTCGTGCGCAATGCCGACGGCAGCGTCTCCACCGTGCGGTCCATGACCTTTACCGATGAAAACGGCAACGCTGTCCTGGTGCCAAGCGTGATCGCTGGGCGCGGCATCGTGTCGCCGCGAGAGGCGTACAAGCATTACCAGCAGACCGGGCAGCATCTCGGCATCTTCGATACCCCAGAGGCGGCCGATGCCTACGCCCAGTCCCTGCACGAGCAACAGGCTAACGAGTATATACAGAGATGACCAATGAGTGAGAGCGGCACATCCGCACCGGCTGCCCCGGCAACCCCCGCAGCAGCCCAGCCAGCCACGCCTGCGCCAGCCACGAACCAAAATGTGGTCAACGCCCCCGCGCCGGCCAGCCAGGAAAGCATCAGCCTCTCCGATGCCGGCCGCCTGCTCGCCAGGCGCCGCCAGGAGGCCGCACGTGAGGCGCAGGGGCAACCGGCAGCACGCCTCAACCCCGTGCAGCAAGGGCCGGGAGAGGCGCGCGCCACGCCAACCCCTGCACAGCCCGCGGCGCAGCCAACCGAAGCGAAGGCCGCCACCCCCACCGACAGCTACGACACCATCGCCAAGGCGCTAGGGCTGCAGGAAGGCGTGCAGCCGGCGCCAGCCGAGGGTGCCCCCACCGAAGGGGAAAGCGACGGCGTCTATACGATCGACGGTCACCGCGTCACCGCCGCCCAGATCCGCACCGCAATGGGCCAGGCCGCGGACTATACCCGCAAGACCCAGGAACTGGCTGCCCAGCGCCAGCAACTCCAGCAGCAGGCCGAGGCACTCGCCACCGTGCTGCCCCACATCCAGCCCGAGTTGGCTAAATTGGGGCAGCAGCTCCAGGGCGCCGCCCCACCCGATCCCCGCATGATCGATACCGACCCGCAGGGCTATCTGCGTGCCTTTGCGCAGTATCAGGCCGCCACCGCGGAGCAACAGCGCCTCGGCACCCTCACCCAACTGCAACAGCAGGCCTACGAGCGCTCGATGAGCCAGCAGGTCGAGGCCGGCAACAAGATGCTCAGCGAAAAGTACGAGTTCTGGCGTGATGATGCGATGCGCACGACCGTGCAGCGCGACATTGCCAAATGGGCCGAAAGCAAAGGCGGCTATACGAGGCAGGAACTCCAGGGACTGTCCGATCCGCGCCACGTCGAGTCGATGATGAAAGCGATGATGTGGGATAGGATGCTGGAGGGCGCCAAGACCACAGCCCCCAAGCCGGTGCAGACCGCACAGGTGCGTGGCGTGCGCCCGCCGCCAGCAGCCGCCGCCCAGGTGCAGCAGGCCGAGCAGGCGTTCGAGGCACGGCCCAATGCCCGCAATGCCGCCGCCCTGCTCAGCGCCCGCCGCTCCAACGCCAGCAGCAGCAACGGACGGTATTGACGGCATAGTAGATACGCTCGTAGCGTCCCGCCGTCGGTCGGGGGCAGTGGCGCGCAGCCACCAAGCAACGACCGGGCCGTGAAGTCGCGAGGATGACCAAGTTGGTCGCCGGCACGCACCGCAGTCGCAAGACCAAGCGGTAAACGCCCGAGCAGGCCTCCAGTCGCTCCATTGCGAACCAGCAATTTTGGTTCAACCGGCACCAGGCGCACCGCGCCGTGCTAAGCAATGGAGTAGACCATGGCCGTTCCCGCACAGGGAGCCGCACCTGCAGGCACTTATATCGAGACTGCAGCCGTTGGCGTCCGCGAAGACCTCGCGGATATCATCTATCGCATCGATCCCGACGAGACACCGCTGGTATCAAGTTGTTCCAGGGTCGGATCGAAACAGGTCTTAACCGAGTGGATCGTCCAGGAACTCAACCCGGCAGCAGACAACTCGCAGCCCGAAGGCTTCACCGCCGTCATGCAGGCGGTGATCAAGCCGATCAGGCTCAACAACGTCTGCCAGATATTGGCCAGGACTGTCGGTGTCTCCAACACGCTCCGCGTCGTGGACGTGGTCGGGGGCGAGGACGAGTACAATCGCAATATGATCCTGCGCGGCCTGGAGGTGAAGCGCGACCTCGAACTGGCAGTAACGTCCCCGCTGGTGCGCACCATCACCGATCCACGCCACATGAGCGGCCTGCCCTGCTACACCAACTTCGGGGCACGCGGCGCCGGCGCAGGCGTCATGCCCATCGGTGACGGCTCCAACGCAGGCACCGCAGGCACCCCCTACGACCTCACCCTCGCCGTGGTGAACGCCGCCGTGCAGCAGTGCTGGCAGGCTGGCGGCAATCCGACATTGGCGATCATGAGCGGAAATATTAAGAACTACTTCGCCACCTTGTCGCAGGGCGGGACCGGCAATCCGATCGTGGCGCAGAACATCGTGCAGGCGTCACCAACCGGCGAGATGACCATCCAGGGCGCGGTGGATGTCTACCGCACCAACTTCGGCACCATCCAGCTGGCTCCCGATCGCTTCTGTCCCGCTCATCAAATCCTGCTTGTATCTACGGACTATGTCGAGATGGCTCCGTTGCCAGAGCGTGACATGATCCAGCAGGATTATGCCCAGACTGGTGACAACAGCCAGGGCGGCGTTATTTTTGAAGGATGCATCCGGCCTACTGCTCCTAAGGCGCACGCAACCATCTTTGATCTTAATCAGTAGCGATATACGTTCGTGGACACACCGTTCTACGAGAGTTGGAACCCGGTAACGCAGCGGTCAACCGAGATCGTGACCGATGCGGAAACCGGGCTTCCGGTCATCATCACCTCGCAGAACACCCGTCCCATTATCGAGAGCGCCAAGCAACTGGCGTCCAACTTCGACAAGCACCGGCCGAACCCGGACGGCATCACCCATGTCGCGCGTATTCCCATGGTCATCTGGCAGCAGCTCCAGAAGCTCGGGATTACCAAGGACCAGAAAGCGCTCAATGCCTGGCTGGATGAGCGCGACAACCGCGTGTTCAGAACCGACGATGCACGACGACTTTGACCCTTTTGATGTGCCCGCAATGAGCGCGCGGATAGCAGCGGTGCAAAGGGAATATCCGCTCTTTATGTCCGGACTTTCGTGGACCTCGATGAGGAGAACAACCATGGCCAGCCCAACCAAACACGACGCTCCGCATGCCGGTAGCATGAAGCCCACGCCCGGCGTTGGTGGCGCTCCCGCAACCGCGGGGAGCATGCAGCCGATGGCTGGGCACGTTGCGCAGACACCGGAGACCAAGGGCGCCGAGCCCCATCTGGTCGAGGGCATCGATCCAGTGCTGCTGCATCGCCTCTATCCCGACGCCGACAGCACCGCCGATGTCGAGGGCCTGGCGCTCGCGCAGGGGCAGCAGACCTGGGAGCAAGGCTCGACGCTGGTGGCTGCGCAGCAGGCGCCAATCCCGAAGACCGAACAATGAGCGGCACGACCGAGCCAGTCCTCGCGGACGACATCGATCCGGTGCCGCTGATCCGCATGTATCCCGAGGCAGACGGCATCAGCGACGCGAAGGTCAAGGCGTTGGCACAGGGCGAGGAGACAGCCGCCGCCGGCGCAACGCTGGAGGGCAGCCAATACGAGCCGATATTCGGCACCGAAGCGCCGGCTGGAGGGGCCGCCCCTGTCAACGTCACGGTGCCGGCTGTGACGCAAGCGGCCGACACGCTGAGCTGCACCATGGGCACCTGGGACGGCGTCCCGACCAGCTACACCTATGCGTGGCTGCTGGATGGCACTCCCATTCCAGGCTCCGGCGCAACCCTGCCTGTCGTGGCAGCCGACGCTGGTTCTACTGCGACGTGCGTGGTGACAGCTACCAATGCCATCGGCAGCACCGCAGCCCCACCGTCCAACGGTGTCGTCGTGGCCGCGCCCCCCTGATGGCCTCCCTCGCGCAACTCCAGGCCGATGTGGCCAGCTACCTCAACCGGCAGGACATCCTGACGAATGGCGTCATGCCGGGCTGGGTGGCTGCGGTGGAGACCGAGCTGGCCGAGACCCTGCGGGCACGCTGCCAGGTGCTCTCCGGCATCCAACCGATCGATGCGCCATACATCTCGCTACCGTCCAACTTCGCCACCATGGAGAGCATCAGGGACAACACCACGGGAGAGTTGCTGACGCTCAAGGACGAATGGTCGGGCCATTGGAACCCGCAATACGCCCCGATCGGCTGGCAGCCCTACGACACCATCACCGCGTTCAGCGGCCCCTCGACAGCCTACAGGCTGGTGGCGGATTGCATCGAGTTCCTGCCACACCCCACGATACCAAGCCCTCCAGACCCCTCCTGGGTGCCGCAGAGCGTGCTGATGGCGTGGTATCAGAAGCCAGTGCCGCTGCTGCTATCAACTGATACCAACGTCATCCTCGAGAACCTCTACTCGGTGTACTTGTACGGCGTCATCAAGCAGGGCGCGATCTGGGCGCTGGATGATGACCGCGCGACGCAGATGGATGCGCTCTGGCAACAGGCCATCACCAGGGCAAATCTTTGGAAGCAGGGTTCAGATTATTCCGGAGCCCCACTGAGATCGGAGATGGCAACATGCTTTTAGGATGTTGTCAGGGTTTTCCTAATCTATTACTATCCATAGATGAAGAAAACACCGCAGGAACTAAGAGAGTACAATCGGCAATGGGCCAAGACGCCTCTTGGACGGTATCACCAGCACAAAGGAAAGTCCTTGTATCGCGGGATCGAGTTCCTGCTGACGTTCGAGGAGTGGTGGGACATCTGGCAAGCAAGCGGAAAATGGGAGCAGCGCGGCAGGCGACGCGATCAGTACGTAATGGCGCGATTTGGGGATCAGGGCGCCTATGAGAAAGGCAACGTCAAAATCTGCCTGGTTCCTGAGAATGTTGGGGAGAGCAACCAGAACTGTGACAACCCGACAGAGCAAAGGTCGGCAGTCATGAAGGCTTGGTGGGCCAGTGCATCGAAGAAGAAGCGCGCCGCTATCAGTCGTGCGTTATCGGTGAACAACGCATCCCATCGGCCAGAGGTGCGTGCCAAGCAGTCTGCGGCGGCCAAACTTAGATGGGCACGTCATAGAGGTGAGACCTGATGCCACGTTCACAACCGGCGGCATCGCCATCATGACCTCCTATCCCTTCGACTGCTGGATGGGGTTGGCTGTCGCCGGGAGCGAAGTGACTGGCGTCGGCTATGTGCGGCGCCCAGCGCACTTCGAGGACATTGGTGATGGTGTGACCGGTGCCAACACGGCCAGCGTGCAGTGGCCGGCGTGCGGCTCCGCGTGGGGCTTGATCGACACCGTCAACCTCTACGATGCGCTGACCGGCGGCAGCGTCATTTGCACTGGCGCGGCGACTTCTGCCGTGCAGGGCAATGTAGGTGACGAGTTGCGTGTGTCTGCGAGCACCTATGCCGTTGCCCTCACGCCATACGGCTTGATGCTGGCCGGCGGTGGTATCGGCTCTCCCTACGATGTTGGTGGCTATGGTGTTGGCCCCTATGAGACGCTGCCAGCGACGGTGCTGTTGTTCCGGACGTTCGCCGTTGTAGCGCTGTGTGGCAATACGCCAGGCATTTGGTCCCCCGCTATAGCCTGTCAGACAGGAACGTGGGCATCAGGCCCGTTCGATGTGGTGCATGTGTCATGAGCGGAACGGATTACACCACGACACCAAACCTCGGGCTATACAAGCCGATCCGGAACAAGGCAGTCGGCACCTGGGGCGATCTGTGGAACTCCAACGTTGACACGATCGACGCCCTCGGAGGCCCTAGCGGGAGCTTCGCTGCTAAAGCCTTCGTGCAGGATACGCCCCCAGCTAATCCCCTTCCCGGCCAGCTCTGGTTCGATAGCTCCAATCCGCAGCTCTACGTGTGGTTTGTCGACCCGACCTCGGCGCAGTGGGTGATCGCCACTGCCTATGCCGGCGGCCTGACGACCGACGCACCGAGCGACGGGCAGACGTATGGACGACAGAACGGGGCGTGGCTGAACATAGCCGCTGGTGGTGGCTATCTGCCGATCACCGGCGCCACGCCCATGACGGGGCCGCTGACGCTGTCCGGCAACGCCACGCTACCGCTGCATGCGGTGCCGTTGCAGCAACTCAACGCGGCTACGACTGGCGTGTTCCTGTCGCTGGCGACGGGCGGCACTGTTGCTGGCGCTACGACGTTCAGCGCAACGGGATTTGCTTTGCAGGTGCCGAATGGGTCCGCGTCGTTTGGCGCCGGCGCTACTGGTGGGCTTGTCCGTGTGCAGGGACAGGCAGGCACAACACGCACCGTGCAGTTCACCACTAACAATATCGGCCGATGGAGCATCGTCGGAGGCAATGCGGCCGAGCCGGGCGGCGGCCTCAACACTGGCACACCATTAGAGATTGACGCATACACAGATGCCGGAGGGTTCGCTGGCATTCTGTTGCAGGCTCAGCGCTCAACCGGCGGCCTGGGTCTTGGCAAGCCAGCCTTATCATCTTTCGCACCTTATACGCAGGCGTTTCCGCAAGCCACCGTACCTGGTGGCACCGTTGGCAACTATCAGAACTTTCTTGCCAACGGAGACATTCAGCCGATCTATCCACTGCCAGCCAATCCACTCTCGGTCACCAGCGGTTCGCCTATCGTCACGATAAACTGGCCAGGGGCTGGCGGCGCCAACGGGCCGCTGTCGAAGGGTAATGTCTGGCCGGTCTGGGTGAACATCCAGAGTGCTGCCGCTGTTGGCGGTATCACGCCATCTGGCTGGCTGCTCATCACCAACGTCGTGGACAACAACACGTTCACCGTCACCTGGACGGCTAATGCGACCAGCACGGCAACAGGGGGCGGCTCGACCGTTACCGTGCAGCCGTCATTCTCCACTGTCGTCAACAACGTTACCTCAACGACAAAGTATGGCGGCTATGGCTTCAACGGTCAGACAACGGAACTCTGGCAAGTAGACCCGTATTTCCTCGCAGCCTCCGGTCAGCCGTCTCCGAGGTATCTACAGCGGTGGCACTGGACGTGCGGGCCGCCCGCCACCACGGCCAACAACTTTTCGCTGGCTGGTGTCGAGTGGGATTTGACCAATCGTGGGCCTGATATGGGATACGCGCCGGATGCCGGAGGTGCGCCAAACAACTCGATTGGGATGTGGATGGGGGCCGCGCCTATTCCGACATGGGCGACCGGCGGGGGAACCGCTGCCAACTGGAATATGGTGTATGCGGTCTATAGCAATCAGGCCAGTGCCGGGATCGGATCGTATGTCGGCTTCAGCATACAGCCGGCTGCCCTGGTTGGTGCTGCGCGCGATCCGACAGGCCACGGCGGCGTCGGAACCGACATTTTCGGATCTTATGTCAATCTGCCAGGGGCGCCGTTCACCACGGCTATCGGCACATCCACTGTCAAGGTCGCGTTATCTCCTGGTGCGGTGGGCGTCCAGAGTGTTGGCAGCCAGGTGTGGATGCCGAACATCGTCACGCTGTCAGGTGTGACATTTGGCGGCGGCGTTTACACGCTCACGGCGGTCGATGCGACCAACGGCTCTTTCTCGATCGCAGGGAGCGGAACTGCCGCAGCATCGATCTCCGGTGGCGGTAGCGGCCAATGGGTCGCATTCTCCAATCTGGTGCCGCATTCACCGCATCAGATATGGGGATCGTTCAAGCACGGGCTGATCAGCACCAATGCCAGGTTCGAGAGCGGCGGCATCATCGAAACGCAGCCTGGCAATGGCATCCTGTGGAGCGACGGCACCGGCACTGCGTCGATCACTACGAGTTCAGCATCCGTTGGCAATACCGACATCATCCTGACGCCAGCGGGGACGGGGCGCGTGGTCGTTAATGGACAAGCGAGGATGCCGCTCGTCGTGTCCAGCACTGGCCAGAATGCAGTAACCGGCACCTTGACAGAGACCAACCTTGCTGTGCTGCGCATTCCCGCCAATTCAATGGGGCGTAACGGTGCGGTTGAGATCAAGGCAGTGTGGACCCACACCAACAACGCAAACGCAAAGACGCTCATCATCCGCATGACGCCGACTTCTGGTGTCATTGTCGGGGGTATAACGGGCGGTAATCCAGCACCTACCACGAGCGCATCATCCCAGACATACACGATCATCCGCAACAACAACGCCACCAACCTGCAGACCGCACACGTCGGGTCCGGCATTACGCCGTTTGGATCGGCTGGAAGTGCTCCGATCGTAATCAACAACGATACGACGGTTGACAACTATATCAACCTCAATGGGCTTCTAGCTAATGTGGCGGATACTATTACGCTTATTCACGTCTATGCTGTGATCTACTATGCACCATAAGGACCGCTGACGTGTTCGATTTCCCGACTACCCCAGCCACCGGCACCGTCGTCACCGTGCCGGATGGCAGCTATCGCGTGTGGGACAGCCAGAAGTGGCGCGCATCGCCCAGTGCCAACGTCGTCATACCGCCGACTGGCTTCCTGCCGCTGACCGGGGGCATGCTGACCGGGGCTACCAGCGTGCAGCCGCCTTCGCCAATGAGTTATCCAGCCGGTGCCAGCACTGAAACACCCATCTTCCTGGTGCAAGGCAGCTTTACCGGCACCACCTCTCGCACCGGCACATTCGCGCATCAGAACTGGATCAATACCACTGGCGACAATGCGGCGTTGGGTGCTAGCGGTGCGAACACGTTCCGCATTGAGCATCACTACGGCGGTCCCGCCTTTACTGGTGGGCGTGTCGGTCTGAACGTGCTGGTGGCGCAGACCACATCCGGTGCTTATCCGGGCGCAGTCGATCCAGCCAACACCCACATGGGGCGTATTGCCGCGTCGTTCACCGTGCAGGCATCCGAGAATGCAGGCGGCACTGACGTTACAAATTACCACGCCAGTCAGGGCAGTAATTATTGCATCTCGACTGCGCTCACGATGTTTGGCCCTGGTGCCTATAACGCCCCTCCAGGCATCAGCGGCGCGACTAATTATAATGATGCCATCGCGCAGAATATGAACATCCGGGTTGATCCCGGCGCAAGTGCTACACAGGTCGCATTCTTCAATCTGGCATTGACCTCGCGGCATCAGACGCATGGCCAGATGGTGGATAGCTTCTTCCTGATTGGCCGCGCGAATAACAACCTGAGCCTGGACCCTGACAACCCAAGCGGCCCACTCGTCGTTACGCCGAACGTCGGCATGCGCTCGGTGTTTTTGATGACCAACCCGCAGGGACAATGGCCCCTCGATCCTGCCGGGTGGTTTGTTGATGTAGCGCATGGCACCGGCCTGTCGAGGCTGACAGCGCAGGGATTTCTGAACTGGAAAGATGTAGAAGTCACTGGCAACCTGTTTACTGCGCCGGGGTTTTCTGTCAGCGGCCAGGGTGGGATGAACCTGGGCGCGCTGAGTATTGCCACAAGCGGCACTACGACGACGGTGGACACCAACCGTATCCATGTGACGGCTGCTACTGTGACCGCCTCCGTAGGCGCTTGGTCCCCAGAAATGGGCATGTATGACACGCTCGGCAATCAGTGGAAGGCCGTCACGGTTGATGGCGCCAACCACCTGTTAACGGTTGCACTGGTGGGGCAGGCACATATCACTGGGACAGGTCCGGCAACGGTCAATGTCATATCGAACGGCGGCGGGCAACCCGGACCGGCGTTGAGTGGCGGATCGACTGCAACGCTTGCGCTTACCTGGTCAACGGCAGGATCGCTCTCGGTGCAGCCGAGTGGCGGCGCCACGGTGTTCGGTGGGCCGGTCAACTATACGGCGACCGGCAGCACGACGCCGCGCTCAGCGCAGGACCGTGCAGCCGATGTGGTCAACGTCAAAGACTTCGGTGCGGTGTTCGATGGCAATTCGCATCCGCTGTCAGCCTACTATCCGACACTGGCGGCGGCGCAGGCGGTGTATCCACACGCTGTCGCGTTGACCGATGAAATCGACGGCGTGGCAATCCAGGCAGCGATCAACCTCTGCCAGTCGAGAGTGACCAACTTCAGCTATGGCGGCACCGTCCAACTCCCGTGCGGCAATGGGATGGTGAACCAGCCGCTGGCGATCAGTAAGCAGAACGTCTCGCTAATATCTCAGGGTGCCGAGTTCCTGATGAACTCCAACGTCGTGCGTGCCACGCCCTCGGCGCCGACACGCCTGACGTGGACAGGAGCGCCGGTCACAGCAGGGTCACCGCAGAACCGGATGCTGACAGTGGCGCCGACCGATGGCGGTCGGCTGCTGTCCGGCACGAATGTGCGTGGCATCCTGTTCTACTGCAACACGGTGGCCGGGACGGCGGGCGTGGTCATCGCGAGTGTCCGCTACGCCACCATAGAGGTGGGAGCTTGGGAACCTGCTGGCGTCTCCTACGCTGGCGCCTCGCTGACGGTAGGATCACAAGCCATCACCGTATCATCCACCGCAGGGCTGCGAGTGGGTGAAAGTGTCGTCAGCGCCAGCCTGCCAGCCGGGGCCTTTGTGGCATCAATCACCGATGCAACGCACTTCAATGCCTCCGCGCAGGCAACGGCCACCAGCACCGAGACGGTGACGATCGGTGGTGAGGGGCTGCGGTTCGATGTGGTCGATAGCCTGGCCGACAGCAACGATACGCAATATCTGCGTGTCCGGTTTATGGGGTATGCGCTGGCTGGTGCTGCTAATGCCACCGCGCCTCTCATGATGATCGGCGGCTCAAGTGTCGCTGGCAGCGGCGCAGGCACGCACTGGGGCAATACCAGCCTTAACTGGTTCGATGAGATAAACTGTATCTACAACAATGGGCACGGCTTCGTTGCCAACAACAGCGATCACAACTTCCACCAGAACCTGGTCGGGCAGAAGATTGGCGGCGGTGCGGGGCGATTGCTGATCTGCAACGGCTCACTGGACCCGCATAACGGTCCTGCCCGCTATCATGTGTTCAATCATTCGGCCGATGGCGGGCTGCATGCAGGAACTGACACCGGAGGGTTCACCCAGTCTGCGACTGCCAACCGCTTTATCATTTTGGATCGGCAGAACGCGGCACCTATTCCTACCATTGGCGTCGGCGCGTCGGTCTATGTCGGCGCCGACAACCAGACCGTGCTGGGCTTTACCGGTGGCACGCAGGCGATCGTGTCGCAGTATCCCGACAGCACGATTGCGGGCGGCAATGCACGCGGCTTCAATGCCATTGACCTACAGACCACACGCATAGCCGCCACTCAGGTAGCGAGTGGCAATCAAAGCGCCGTCCTCGGCGGCATCAGCAACTCCGCTACGGCACAATATTCGGTGGTGCTCGGTGGCAGCGGAAACTCAGCGACGGCCAGCGGCGCGGTGGTCCTAGGCGGCATCAACAATGTCTGCTCGCAGCAATATTCCCTGATATTCGGCAATCAGGCCGTTGGTGATCTGTTCGGGATGTTCGCGTTCTCCAACGGGATCATCTCGTCGGGCAGGCGTGCCCAATACAGCGTCCAGATTATCCGTGGCAGCAGCGCCGCTAATACTACTCCTGTCCGACTGACGGCGGATGCGCTGACAGCAGGCGCGGTTAATACAGTCAATGTGACCTATAGCAACTCGGCCTATGCGCTGGCTGTGAGGCTCATCGCCGTTGACGGCACTGCTGGCAGCAACTTCTACACATGGACACAGCCGCTCGGTCTGTTGCGACGCAATGGGATTGCCGCCACGGTCGCCTATACAGCCGTAGGGACGCCGGTAACCGGTGGCGCCGGAACGACAACCGGTATTGTTATCACCGAAGCGGCTGACACGACCAACGGCGGCTACAGCCTGACGTTCACACCGCCCACCGGCAACACAGCAATCTGGCGCGTGGTGGCGACGGTCGAATGGACACGAGTGGACGGAGCATAGGAACACGACATGGACATGCCACCGATCAGCCCGAACCAGCCACTGACCGTCACGCTCACCGCGCAGGAGTGGAACAGCGTGATGGCGGCGGTGAATGAGCTGCCGCACCGCATCGCGCGTCCGCTGTTCGACCGCATCGGCCAGCAGTTGCAGCAGCAGAGCCAGCCGCAGATGCCGATGACGCGCGGTAATGTGGTGGGACGCAATGAGATGGGCCTGGATCGCCTGCACGCGGAGACCGACTGAACAGGGAAGGATTATCCACATGGCCACATTCGCAGGCTCGATGTCCAACACCGCGCAGCCCAACCCGCAATGGGTGGCGTGCAGCGGCCAGCCGCTCTACGTGCTCGATGCCAAGCAGCCCGTGCGCACCAAAGGCGTGCTGAGTGAAGGTAACCGGCAGGATTATATACGCCAGGTCGGTTGGCAGGGGCGCAGGCGTGGCTTAGGGCCTTTAGGCTGGCTGGTCCTGATGCCGTACGACGCTGGCGCCACCTACAAGATTTCCACCGCAGACGATCCAGTTGAGACAGCGTTGACGCCGCCCATCCCATGGCCCGGAAAGCCGCCAGCAGGCATTAAATGAGCGGCACCACCCCAAATTATGGCTTCACGCTTCCCACCATAGGCGGCAATCAGGACACCTGGGGCAACCTGTTGAACGCCAACTGGACAGCGGCCGACAGCGCCATCCACACGCTGGCGTCCGGATATCTTCCGATCACAGGAGGCGGGGTTAGCGGCAATCTAAGCGCGGGCGGCAGCATATTCGCTAACCAGACCGTCTACGCCAACAACAGCAACATGGCGATGGGGCCGTCAGGTGCCAACGCGCTCCTGCAACTCTCTCCTAATTGCTATTTCTCGTTGCTAGCCAGTGGCGTACTTAGTTGGAACGTCCCTACCGCCCAACTCGTGTTCGACGCCAGCGGCAACCTCACCATCAGTGGCCCGAACGCGACCAAGCCGTCAGGCAGCGCATCTTGGATCATCACCTCGGACGACCGCACCAAACGCAACGTGCGGCCATACTCCGCAGGGCTTGCCGATGTCTGCGAGTTGGCGCCCATCCAATACGAGTACAACGGCGATGGAGGCACGACTGACGACGGCGTGACCTATGTCGGTCTGTCGGCGCAGGCCACGCAGCCGGTGATGCCGGAACTGGTGAAGCGGTTGCCAGCCAGCGAGCATACACTGCCGGACCAACTGGCGATGGATCACGGGCCGCTCCTGCTCGCTGTGGTTAATGCCCTGCGCGAACTGGCAGAGCGCGTGACGGACCTGGAAGCGGCGCGTCTTGCCTAGGCTTACCCAATCACCACCACCCGGCATCGTGAGGCAATCAACCTCCGAGGCGACATCGGGGCATTGGTTCGACGGAAATAACATACGCTGGCGTGGCGGCGTCATGGTGCCCGTGGGCGGCAATGCTTTGCTGCAGGGCACCGAGGTGTCAGACACCCCGCGTGATGTCCTCACCTGGCACGACAACAGCTATCAGCGCTGGGCGGCGTATGGCACCGATACCAAGCTGTGGGCGTATTGCTTCGATACCCAGGTGCTCTACGACATCACCCCCACAGGGGCGCCCCCGATCCTGCCGCCCGGCTATCCCTCTGGCTACGGCCTCGGGTTCTACGGTGATGGCATCTACGGCATCAGCAGCGCCAGTGGCGGCCCGATCGGACCGCCCGGCATCCTCGGCAACATCTCCGACTGGTGGTCGATGGATACGTTCGGGGAGCTGCTCGTGGTGGTGCCGACCCAGGACGGGCACCTGTATTCCTGGGACCCGACGACACCGGCCGTGCCAGCCACACAGGTGCTCAATGCGCCGGTCGGCAACCGCGGGGTCATCGTCACCGATCAGCGCCAGGTGGTGCTGTATGGCGCGGGCGGCGATCCGCGCAGCATCGCCTGGAGCGATCAGGAGGACATGACGGTCTGGACGCCGGACGTGACCAACCTCGCCGGCTCCAAGCAACTCGTCACCAACGCCCACGCCCTGACCGCCTGCAAGGTGGCTGCGGGCATCCTGCTGTTCACCACCAACGATGTTCATCTGATGACCTATGTCGGGCCGCCTTATGCGTATGGCATCAATCAGATCGCTGCCGGTTGCGGGCCGATCTCACCGCGCGCGGTGGCCGGCGCTGGCGGCTTTGTCGCCTGGATGAGCCTGCAGAATTTCTGGCTCTACAACGGCAACGTGCAGGTGCTGGGCTGCGATGTGAAGAATTGGTTTTTCAGCGTGCTGAAGGCCAGCAGCATCGGCCGGCTGTTCGGCTCGGCCAATCCACAATTCGCTGAAATCTGGTGGGACTGGCCGGATGAAAATTCGGCCTCGGGCGAGTGCAACCGCTACATCGCGATGAACTACAGCGGCGTATTGCCAGGTGTATATTTGGGCCAGGCTGGTTCGGTGGCTGGCTACTGGCTGCTGGGCACACGCGCTCGCACCGCAGGCGATCGCATCGGCACGCTGGATTATCCGATATTGGGCGGCCTCGGCCCTGGTGGCACAGGCGGCGCGTTGTATCAGCACGAGACCGGCTGGACCGACAACGGGGTGCCGCGCGCCAGTGCCGGCGAGGTGTTCGTGGAAAGCGGCAGCATCAACCAGGGCGAGGGCGATATTCGTTTCGCGGTCAAGCAGCTCGTCTTCGACAGCACGACCGATCCGACATTGGCAGCTAATTTCGGGTTCAAATTCCTGGCGAAAGAGCAGCCGTGGGACAGCGTGGAAACCGAGACGCCGCTCTACACGAATGTCCATGCAGGTCTCATGGATACGCGGGTGTCCGGGCGCAGTATTCGGATGCGGTTGGAGGCGACGGCCGATGCCCCGTTCAGTGTCGGTCGCACCCGCATTGATCTGGCCAAGGCGGGGAAGCGCTAGATGCCGCGCGCGCTGCCTGCCGCACCGTTCTCTGCGCCGGTCAGTGGCACGATCGAGCAGCGGCTGGCGGCAATCGCCAGCGCCATCAATCGCAAGGCAGACGCGACCACGACGCCAAGCTTCGGAGCCATCGTGCTGCGCGCGCCGGACGGTAGCAGTTGGAATGTATCGGTCGATGTGACCGGGGCGCTGGTGACCACGCAGGTGATGCCATGAGCTTGTCGGGAGCCGAGAAGGCCCATCGACTCCAGAAGGCACTGGAATATGGCGGCGCGAGCCACAGACTCGATGATGTGGTCAGTATGCTCAAGGCCGGCAAGGCGCAGCTATGGGAGAATGAAGGGGGAGTTATCGTTACAGAGCTGGACGAGTATCCACTTCTAAAGACCGTCCATTTTTGGCTCATGGCGGGAGAGCTGCGGGATGTTCTCGCGCTCGAACACGAAATCATCCCATGGGCCATCGAGAATGGCTGTACGAAGGCGACCGGTATCGGGCGTCCTGGGTGGGGACGTGTCGCGGCCAAGACTGGCTGGCGGCCGTGGCTCCCCCACTTTTACAAAGAACTGACGCCCCCCGATGGCACGTAAGTCGCAAGGCCTGCTCGGCACACTGCCGGAACCGGTGGCCGATGTGGCGGCGCAGATCGGCGCAGTGGCGGACCCGCGCAGTCCCAAGACCTCGGCCTTCATGGCCAAAGGCACCAAGGTGCCGCGCACGCTGCCGGCGGGACTGGTAAAGGCCACGCGGCCCGAGGGCACGCTGGTGACCAACTCGCCGGCGCAGGCCAAGCAGTTCGCCAAAGCACGCACAGTGACCGAGGGGCATCTTGCGAAGCAGCTCGGCTATCCCGAGAGCAAGCGCCAGGCGATTGCATCAGGCGCGCCGCGCGTCGTGCAGGGCCGCACACCATCCGGTGCGGTGGCACATGAGAGCGTTGCCAGCCCCGGCGGTGTTGGCGCCGCCGCGCGTGCCGCTGCGAAAGCCGTACCTGGCGGCCGGGTCGTGGTGACATCGCCGCTGGCCGCGCTGTTCCGCCGCGCCGTCATGAAACGAGGCTGACCATGAGATTCAACGAAGGCGGCCAGATCGACCACCTGGCATTTGGCGGCGTCTACAAGAGCAAGGGCGGTAGCCAGCAGACCGCCACCGACAACACCTCGAACACGTCCGGCACCTCATCGACGCAGCTGCCGTCGTGGCTGACCGGCGCGGCACAGCAGGCTGTCGGCACCGCGCAGACGCTGTCGCAAGACCCCACGCTGTTCAATCCGTATCCAGGCCAGCAGGTGGCCGACCTGTCGCCCGGCCAACAGCAGGGATTTGCCTACGGCACCGGCACCACCCCGACCGGGATGGCGCAGCAGATCGGCGGCACCACAGGTGACATCTACTCGGCCATATCCGGCATGGCGCTGCCGCAGCAACAACAGTATCTACAGGGCGGCCTGCAGCAGGCGCAGGGACTGCTCGGCAACTGGGCCGGACAGGGACCAGTCAGCGCGCAGGGCGTGGCCCAGGACGCGCAGAGCATGATGACCCCGTATGCGAACGCGGTGATTGCGCCGACCAGGGCATTGGGTCAGCAGGCGCTGACGCAGAATTTGCAACAGGTGGGTGCCAACGCAAATCAGGCGGGTGCATTCGGCGGCTCGCGCCAGGGCGTCATGGAGGGCGTGGCGCAGTCGCAGGAGGCCCTTGGCGAAAGCAACATCCTCGGCAACCTGCTGAATACCGGCTACGGCCAGGCGCTGACCCAGGCGGGCAACCTCGCCAATACCCGGCAGCAACTCGGAGAGGGTGCGGCGAGCAGCCTGGCGTCGATGTATGGCAATGCCGGCAGCGCCCTGGCGGGCTACGGGCAGACCGATCTTACCAACGCGCTCTCTACCGGCTCGGGACTGCCGCAGCAGTATCTACAGAACCTGTTGGGTATCGGCGGCCTGCAGCAGAGCCAGCAACAGGCGGGGCTGAATGCGCAGATGGGGCAGTATTATGCTGGCCAACAGCAGCCGATCCAGAACCTCGATCTGCTGCTCTCCGCCGTCAGCGGCGTGCCCTACGGCACCACGGGGTCCACGACGGGAACCGGGCAGACATCGGGGAACGTCACGGGCACCACGACGCCGTCCACGGTGGATCAGATCGGCAGCTACCTGGGGTTGATCAGCAAGGTGGCGTCGGTCGGCGGCGCGGCAGCGGGGATATAGCGATGAGTGACACATGGGATCTCTCAGCACTCGGCGGCGGTGGAGGCGGTGGCTTCGGTGACGCCTCCGGCGTCTGGGATCTCTCTTCGGGCGGCGGATCATCCGGAACCGGCGGTGGCGGCATCGACTACTCGAAGCTGGCGCAGGGGCTGAAGGCTGTCAGCGACGCATCCACGCAAGGCCCACAGCACCCAGCGGTGTCCAACCTCTCTCCAGGCGCGCAGGCAGCGGCGGGACAGGCCGCTAGCGGTGCCTACAGCGGCAACCCGGCCAGCATGAACGCGCTGGTGCAGATGCTGATGCAGCGCGTGCAGGCGCTCCGTGATGCCGCCAACCCAGCCACCGCACGACCGGTCAATCTCCAGGGCGGTGGCAAAACCGGTCTTTTGGGCCTCTGAGGGGGCGGATATGGCAACACCTGACACCTGGGATCTGGCACAGACGGACGCGCCGTCGCCGCCACCGCCAAGCGCTGCACCGGCCGCGGCAGCCGATCCCACGTCGGACTACATCAGACAGCAACTCGCGCTGCTCCAAGCGCCCCTGCCCTCAGTGCATCCTGACACCACACCGGCCCAAGGCGGCATCGTGGGCCTGCTCGGCAAGATCGGCATGGCCCTCGCTGGTGGCAGCGTCACCGACACGCTGTCGCCGGCACAGCGGGAGCGGGCCGGCATTCGCGCACTCGGAGACTTCGGCACGAGCCTGATGGCTGGCTCGGGCTACTATCCCGGCAAGCCGATGTTCGGCGGCCTGGCGCAGGGGTTCGAGGGGGCTTCGCGGAGTGAGGCTGGTTCCGAGCAGCAGGCGGCGTCCTACCTCGGCGCGCAGCAGAACTGGCAGATGGAGCAGCAGCATCTGCAACTGGAGCGGCTCAAGGAGGCGATGCCGCTGCTGCAGATGCAGTATGGGGCGAGCATCCCGAACCCACTGCTCAGCGCCAACACGCCGGCCGTGCCGGGAACAGCGGGCGGCGCTGGGAAGCCAGGCGGCGGCGGCATTGCCCTCGGCATGCGGCAGAACAACCCGCTGAACCTGACCTTTGCCGGGCAGCCAGGCGCGCAGCCAGGACAGGGCAATCCCTTCGCCACGTTCTCCGATCTTCCGAGCGGCGTTGCGGCAACAGCGGATCAGCTCGCGCTCTACCAGACACGGCACGGCATCAACACGGTGCAGGACGCAGTGAAACGCTGGGTCAGCGATCCGAAGGCCGACCTGACCAGCTACACCGCCGATGTCGCGAAGGCGCTCGGTGTGGCGCCGACCGACAAGATCGATCTCACCAACCCCACTGTGCAGCAGAAATTCATCCTCGCCGCCCAACCCCACGAGAGCGGCGGCGGTGGTGCGGTGCTCAATCCGGCCGATGTCGCGAAGGGCGTGCAACTAGCGGCTGCCAACCGGGGCCAGACGGTCCAGGCGCCCCCTGCGCCATATAAGGTAGCCACGGCAGGAGCTACCGTTCCTGGGCCTCCCAGCGGCTCTACGACGGCCACTGCCGACACGACGACCACGACAGCGGATGCCACACCGACGGCGACGCCCGCCGAGCAGACGTTCGAGCAGTTCCAGGCGCAGCATCCGATCGCCATCAACGCCGCCGACTACACGGTCACCCCGCCCGGTCTGGCCGAGGCGCAGTCTGCGATGGCGGCGGCCAAGCAGCAGCTTACGGTAGCAAATCGAAAGGGTGACGATGCCGGGGCGGCCAAGGCGGTAGAGGCTTACAACACCGCCAACGACCGCGCGAGCAAGCTGCAGCAGGACGCGCAGGCCAAGTCACTGGAGCTGCAGCAGGCCGCGCAGAAGAACGCGCTGGATACCCTGCGGCAACTGTATGACGCTGAGAAGCAGCGCCAGGCACAGGCGGCCATCGAGACGCAGAAGATACAGGCGGCGGCAGCCGAGGCCGAGAGGCAGCGGCAGGCGGCTGAGCGGATCGAGAACATCAAGGCCGGGAATACTTACCACCAGCAGCTCGACAAGGAGTCGGCGGAATACGCCCAGACCAACACCATCAAGCCGATGAGCGAGCAGGCATTGAAGGCGCATCAGATGAACCTGAGCCTGGCGCAACTCCAGCCAATGCTGCAAGACCTGCCAAAGGGCGGGGGCGCGCTCGGGGCTCTCCTCACCAGTAATCCAGACCTGGGGTGGCTGACAACTGCAGCAGGGATCACAGATCCGAAGCAGACCGACACCGCGCGGCTCGTCAGCGGGTTGGTGGCAAACATCTCCACACAGATGAAACCAGCCGGCCTCGGCGCCCTGCGCGAGTATGAATGGGACGCCTTCAAGTCGCAGTTGCCCACCATGCTTTCGACCACGGACGGTCAACAGAAAGCTGTGGCAATCCTAATGAACATGAACAACCGCATCCAGGATGAGGGCAACTGGATGAACAACTATTTCAACCGCAAGGTGCCTGACGAGTATGCCAAAACACCTGGCGGATTGCGCTCGGCACATAATCTCGACCCGCCGGCTGGTGCGCTCAGCGTACAGCAACAGATGGACAAAGAACTTGGGCCTGTCATTCCACAATACGTGCCACCGAAAGGCATGCCTCTGACTGCAAGCGGCCAGGCGCAGTGGGAACAGTCGCTGCCGCCTGGCAAGCCGTTTTTAAGGCAAACCGCTAGGCCAGATCCTAAGAACCCGACTCGGGCATTGCGTGACAGTAGCGGCAACGTCGTGACCGATAAGACGTACGAGGTGCGCCCATGGCAGTAGGTGACGCACCAGCCGTTGATCCGAACCTCTTCGGCTATCCTGACGACCTGCCGTTGACCCCGGCTAGCGCCACGTTGGCACGGCCGTCAATCGCTGAGCAACAGCGGTTACACGCCGAGCAGAACCCGGCGCCAGTGTCATCCGACGACAGTCTGCCGCTCACCCCAACGCAGCAGCCGGGCATTTTGGACAGCTCATGGTCTGTGGCTGGCAAGCGGCTGTTTGACGCTGGTGCGCACGGTGTCGGGCTAGGTACGCGGGCCACGATCTCCGGTCTTACCTCGCTTCCCGCAACGGCGCTCGATGCCGTGACGTGGCCTGGCAGGGCGATACAGCGAGCCATAGGTGTGCCGACTACCGCTCCGTCAGACCTAATCCAGAAAGGTCTGGACGCTGCTGGACTACCGACGCCGCAGACGCCTACCGAGCAGAATGTCTCGACCGTCGTTGGGGGCGCCGCATCGACGCTGCCAACCCTGGCGCTTGGAGGGGCGCCCACTGTGGCCAATGCGTTGCGCCTGCTGCTGCAAGGAGGCGCAGGTGCGCTCGCTGGCCAGAAAGCTGCAGAGTTAGACTTCGTGCCAGCGTGGGCCAAGCCAACAGCTAACATGGCAGGTGCTCTCGCTGGCGCTAGGTTTGCCGACGTGGCCGCCAATCTGGGCGCGAAGGGCGTCAATGCCGTCGCCGGCAATTTCAACCCGGTTTATGCCGCGTTCAGGCGAGCGCAGGTTGATCCGCTGCTGGCAGCCACAGTGAGCGGCGGTGAGGGTAGCCAGTCACTGGAGGCGGCTGGGGCACGAATGCCGTTTGCATCGTCCTACGTGCGCCCGGCACAGCAACGGATGATTACCCAATTCGGTCAGTCAGTGGACCGCACCGCTAACCAACTCGATCCCGCCGCGACAGCCGTCACTGCACAGACGACCGGCAACACTCTCCAGGACCAGGCGCGCAACTGGATCAACAACGTCTTCGGAGGCCCGCAGGGCAAGCAGGAAACGGCGTGGGCGCCGCTCAATCAGCGTATGGCCGGTGCGGCTGTCGATCCGTCAGGCTTTCGCACAGCCCTTGGCGATGCCGCAGCGCCTCCACGTCTGGCAAGCCTTCCGGAAACCCAGCAAGCTTGGGGCAATGCTCAAGCCAGGAACTGGCTTGAGTCTCTCAACAACGATGTGGGACCGAACGGCAACATCACCTGGGATCAGGCGCGGGCGATCAGGACGCGCATCGGTGATGCGATGGGAACGCCAGCGATTGTTGAGGGGGTCGGCGCCCAGCAACTGCGGAATATCTACGGCAGTCTCACTGATGATCTTGGTAACACTGCAACGGCGCATGGCCAGGGTGCGCTGTTCAACGACGCGAATGCCGTCAGCACACAAGGGCACTCGTTCATCGAGAACACGCTGCGCAAGATCGTCAAATCCAACAACCCATACCAGGAAGTGGTTGACCCGGAAGCCGCGACCAAAGCCATCCTTAACGGCGGCGATACCCACATGCAGGCGATCCGGCAGGAGATGCCAGACGCAGCCGACGTGCTGGCGGCCTACAAGCTGCGCCAAGCGCAGACCGCTAAACCATCGGTGGCTGGCGCCTACGACGACACCTCTACAGGGACGTGGCTCTCCAACATAAACCGCATGCGCCAGCAGACGCCGGGCGGCTACGACGCTTTGTTCGGTGATCCGGCGGTGCGAGGGCAACTGGATGACCTGCAAACGGTGGCACAGCGGCTGAGGGCGACAGAGCGTCATGTGAATACGTCTGGCACGGCCGAGCAGCTAGGTTGGATGAACTGGCTCAACACGGTAGCCGGGCATCTCGGCGAAGGTGAACTCAAAAAGGCAGCTATCTCTGCGGCATCTGTCCCAGCTGCTGGCTGGACTGTTGGCAATGTGCTGACCAGCCCGGCGTTGGCCCGTTATGCTGGGGCGCAGAATGCCGGGCCGCCATTCCTGCCGCCGCGCGTGGCTGGCTTGCTCGGCGCGGCCGGTCAGTAGGGGAAAGGCGTTTCCTTCCGGAGTTCCTCGACCTGTAGTCGCGACCACTCCTTGTCGCTAATCTGACGTGCTGGCGTTTGTTCGCGCTTGTGCTCAATGGGCCGCTTCAGATAGGCGGCGCCATCAAGCACGGCGACCAGTTCCCAGTGCTTGCGGCCGGCTTCGTTGAGGGATGCCGCCCGCGCCTCATGACTGGGATCGACGAGGTGCAACACCAGGTACTCCCAGGTCGTTGGTCCGTCGCTAAGGGCCATCACATCGATCCGATCACAGTGGATGAGGCGACGCTATCAACGCCGCCCCTCCGGTTGTCAGTAGCAGTTTGGGAAGCAGCCGATTGTGCTGTGCTGCGGGGCCTGCGGCACCTGCAGGAACTGCCGTGTTCCGCCAATAGCGCCGTCGGGCGGCACGGCGTAGACCGGCCCCTGATAGGTCTGTGCAGGCGGTTGGTAATAGGTTGGTGGCTGATAGCCATAGCCGTACTGGGCCAGCATAATCCCGCCTGCCAATAGGAAACTGCGCATAGGGTGGTCCTCATACGCCCGATGAGAGACGCTGCGCCGGTCGGGCAAGTCGGCGTGGCGTTTAGGGTCGGCGCGGCTTCCGAGGGCTGCGCCGGCCCGAATTGTATCAGCGGCTCAGCGTTGTGCCAGCTCGTAAAGAGTGTGTGCGAACAACCGAAGGGCGACTGCCGCCTCGCGGCCCTCGTCCTTGGCCAACTCTATTGCCGCAAGGCGTGCCTCAAGTAGCGCCGCATTGTAGTTGTCCCGGCACGCCTCGCGCATTTCCTCGCGAGTGTACTCGCGCTCGTCGGTGGTTTGGTTGTCAGCCACAGTTACAAAGCTCCCGTGTGTTCGCGATACGCCTCGCAGCCGGGACAGAGCTTCGATGGCCAATCGGCCCAGTTTTTGCGGCAGTCCTCACACAGCTTAGGCAAGCTATCGCGGAACTCTCGTTCCATCTCGATCTGTGCTTCGCCCTGCTGGATCAGGTAGCTCCACGGGTCGGTCATTTCTCAGCCGGCCGCGAGCTTCTCTTCGCCAGCGATTGCGACCTCGTCCAGGTCGTCGGCTGGCGCGGCTTCCGGCAGGCTGCGGAAATAGTCGGCTAGGATCTCCGCCACATCGCGCCGCACCCACTCGGGGGCGAGTTTGGGATCGATGGCGTCCTTCACCGACGCTTTCTCACCGAGCGCTGCGACTTCTTCCCGCGTGGTGAGTTTGTCCAGTTCCGGGCGTAGCTTGGCGTCGATCCAACTGCGCCACATACCGTCCGTCCACTGCGAGCGGTCAACCGGCTTTGGTAGTGGCGCGTCGTAGACCTCATGATCCGCCTTGCGTGGCGCGCGCGGTGTGGCGGCCGCGGCTGAGCGCAGGGGGATCTGGGCGTTGAGCGCATCACGCGGGCTGGATGGTGGCTGCAGCGCCTCGCGCGTGCCCTCGATCGTGGTGCCGGACCAGTCATCGTCTTGCCCGGTCTTCCCCTGCATTTCCTCCATCGTGTAGCCGGCGCTGAACTCAGGGAACGCCATGCGCAAGGCCTGCGCCTCCGCGACCTTGGCGAGTTGCCCATAGGGCCGCTTCTTCCACATGGCATTCGGCGCCTGGGTGTCGCGCTTGCCGGTGGCGTAGTTCTCCAGCCAACGCTCTGTTGCGGTGAACTCGCGCGGTTGCCCCTGCACGATCCGTCGCACCGTGATGCGGCACCATGCCGGGTATGCAATCGCGACGCCGGAAAGCGTCTCGCGCACATCGGGGCCGAACTCGGGTTCCGACTTGCCGCCATACTCGCCGCTGCGCGCTGCCTTGATGCGGTAGTCGGCAATACCAGGCATGAGCACGTCTCGCGTCTCGTATTGGCCATTCGGCAGCTTGATCGACGTTGGCACTATGTAAACCGGGCGTAGCATCGGATCGAGGCCGTTGGCACGGCAATACGCCAGCACCAGCTCGATGCTCTCGCGCTTGGCGCCGGGATACAGGCTGTTCTCCAGCACGCGGATGACCTCGTCGTGCGTTGGTTTGTCGTCTGTGGTGGTGATCGCGTTCATGGTGTGGCCTTCTCGGGTTTGCGGCGTAGGGACACCAGTTCACCGTCGTCCGAGATCCCGCGCAGCTCGACACGCTTGTCGAACACGGTATGGGTGAACTGCTCCGCGATCTCAGGATGCATGTTGCGTAGCTCTTTTACGTCCATCCGCGCGGTGGCCACGTCTTTGACCTCGACGCAGTAGTGGTTCCCGGTGCGAGCCGATGGGTCCGTGATGACGATGGCTTTGAGTTCGCGTTCGCGGGATGTGAGTTGCTTGATCTTATCCCGAACGTCGAACAGCTCGTCTGCTGGCGGTAGCTGCTGCTCAGAGGACACTGTCGGCATCCTCCTTGTCAGCATAAATGAACGCATCCACCGCGAGCGACATGCGTTCCATGTGTTTGACCTGATCGGCAAGGGCCAGCAGCACATCAGCCAAGTGCGCGGCGTTCTGCGGCGGCATTGCCTGCCCCTTCGCTCCCCAGGCGATAATCCAATCCGCCAGGTTGGCTAGTTCGGTGCTGATCATGGTGTGGTCTCCAAGGGAGTGATGTGGGTTACGCGCCGGGGGTGTCTGACTGGAACGGCAGTTCGTCGTCGTCTGGGGGGGCTGGCTGGTGGTTGCCGCCGGCGACGTGCTGGGGCGGCTCGATCACTTCGAGCTTGCGTGGCCTGCCACGACGCTGCGGACGCTCGATCAGATCAATCATGGAGCGCACCTCTTCGATTCTGGATCGGACAGCCATGGCGTCCAACTCCAAGTCCCGCTCACGGGTGCGCAGCGCCGCGAGCAGATCGGGGCAGGTGGAGGTGTTCATGGCACCGTCACCGGCTCGTGGCGGAAGTGACGCATGATCCGGTGGTGCGACTTCAACCGGTTGAGCATGCCGTCCGGCAGAGACAGATGCAGCGACAGGATCTGCGCGAGCTCGAATGCCGTGATGTCGGGCTGCACCGTCGTGTGGTCGAACACCCAACGGCTGCCGTCTCCGATCATCTCGTCAGGACCGCCCTCCGCGTGGGTGACGGTGAACGAGAACATGCTGTAATCGGGATTGGGCGGCTCTAGTTTGACCACCCCATAATGCTGGTGACTGTTCATTAGGCGGCCTCCTTCCGCTGCTTCGTCCGCTCCACCGCCGCCTCGAAGGCGGCGCGCTCTGGCCGAAGGAAGTCGCGCTTGAACCGGGCGATGTCGTGCCGCGCGAGGCGGCGCCAGTAGAAGGCTGGGCTGGCGGCGCGATATTCCGCGAGGTCGTTCAGCAGCTCATCGAGGGCTTGCTGGCGCAGCGTGCCGGCTATTCGGACGGCGGAAGCGGAAAGCGCTCGATCAGTTCGTGGACTGTCGCCAGCAGGGCCAGGATGCGGCGGCGCAACTCCCCGGCTGACAGATCGTAAGCCCCTCCGATCGCTGCCAATTCCAGCTTCAGCGACTTCAGTCGTCGTTTCGCCTGTGGTATGCCAAATTTCCGGCTGGTTGGTTTCGCCATGGCACGAGTTTCCTTCGCGCTCACGGCGCTGACCGCTGCAATGCAGCAAATTGGTTGTTGGTAGCTGGTTACCGGCGGGCGCTAAATCGAAAGGTTTAGAACTCGTTGCGTTTGGTCCGAAATTCTCTCGATCCGGGCTTGTCATCCCGTGTGAATGGCGCGTTACACTCGCGGCTGGCGTGTCGAACGGACGCCAACACGTCGGGAAATCAGGGGAAGGCGAATGCCGCACGGGACGTTCTCCGGTAACTCACGCTTTCTGATACCGGATGTTGGGACAAATAGTCCTGCAAGTCAACAAAAAAAGGGAAGGGAGGGGGCTAAACAGCCCCCGAGACGGTGTGTCTCCCCCGTGTCCTGGAGCGGCGACCGGTGTTCGGTGGCGAACTGTGGTTATTGCAGGGAGCAGGCGATGAGGCTGGCCACGTCAGCTCAGGATGTTCCGCTTTCAGCCTGGCCGCTAATTCTGGCTCTACTTCAGCGAGCGAACCCCACAGCAGGTACTGTGGAGAAATGCGCAAGACATGGCAGATAACCATGAGCATGCGTAGCGAAGGAAGTCGAATGCCGTTTTCGATGTGACGGACTGACGGGCTATCCACACCGAGGTCGGCGGCGAGTTGGGTCGGTGTCGCGTCAACCAGTTCCCGCACCCATCGCAAGCGGTCCCCTATGCGTTGGGCGTCTTCTTCCTGGAGGTCATAGGGGGTCTGGCGCACAGCGCGCTCCTTTAAAAAGCTAAATAATTTAGCTGTGCCAAAATGGGACATTTTGTCCCGCTTCGTCAACCCTACTTGACGTACGGACATTGCGTCCGCCAGACTGTGGCAGTCTCATGAACCGACACGCCCGCATTTTGGCAGACCTGGGGGGGCACAAGAGGGTGGCCAGCCTGTTCGGCATGCCTGAGAACACGGTGGGGAAATGGCGCGTCCGGGGCATTCCCTCGCGGCACTGGCACCGGATCATCGCGCTGACCCCCGGCCTGACGCCGGAATACCTCGACCGCACCAAGCCGCGCTACCCGCAGCGCCGCTGCCAGGTGGCGGCCGAGTGACCGGCCCTGTGCAGGGCGTGCGGGTGTCGGTGCCGGCCAAGTTCCGGCTCACCGCTCCCGTGGTCCGTGAGCACCCGATCCAGAAGCAGCTCTGCGACGTGCTGCGGTTGGAATTCGCTCCTCCTGGCAAGGTGTCTCGGGATGGCGTCGTGTGGTGGGCGATCGACCATGCCAATTATGCCGGCGAGGTGCCTGGCATCCGGGTGGGCCGCGGCATCATCGCGGGGATCGCGGATCTGTTCATCCTCTATCGCGGCCGCGCGCATCACCCCGAGATCAAGGCTGCCGATGGCGTGCTGTCGCCGGCTCAGCAGAGCGTCTGCGCGGCGGTGCTTGCCGCGGGCGGCCGGGTGGCCGTGGTGCGCGATGCGGACGAGCTGCTGGCGTGCATCGATGAGTGGGGCATCCCGCGCAATCGCCGGGTGAGGTGCGCCGCATGAGCCTGCTGCGCGCCCTTGCCCTGACGGCTGCTGCCTGGGCGTTGAGCGCGGGCGCGACGTGGCTGGTGGTGGTGACGATGGGCGGGGGCGTGCGATGAGCCCCTACCGACTCAACGCATTCCGTGCCACAAACGAGAACGCCGTCCATGCTGGAAACATGGGCGGCGCCTGTAACTGCATAACTGGCTTTGGGGTTGCACCCACCGAAGGGGAAGAAGCTGACGCCCCCTTCATAACGCAGCTCCGTGGCCTGAGCAAGGGAGCGCGTACCATGGTCACCTTGTATTCACATTCGAGGCCGGAAGGCCGATCGCACCGCGACAAGATTGCCAGGTGGATATTGCCGCGGCTGACGCCTGGCTGCCGGGTGCCGTCAGCGAACTGGATGGCGCGGTTCCTTGGCATCAGCAGCAGTGAGGGCGGCCGGCAGATCCGGCGGGCGCTCACGGAAGCTGGCATTGCCACGGAAACGCGAGGCGTGGGGCGTGGCCGGCGGATCTATGTGGTCGCGCTGGGTGGCCGGCCATGAGCAACGGCGACCGCTGGATGCCGCTGTATGTGGCTGACTACCTGGGTGACACCATGCACCTGACGACGCTGCAGCATGGAGCCTACGTGCTGTTGCTGATGCACTACTGGAAGACCGGCCCGTTGCCGGATGACCCGGAGGCGCTGGCTGCGATCACGCGCCTCGACGCCAAGACGTGGCCCGCGGTGTGGGGCAAGCTCACTGGCTTTTTCACCGCGAACGGTGATGGCACGTTGCATCAGAAGCGAATGGACAAGGAGCGTGAGCACTGGATTGATCTGAGCGAGAAGCGGCGGGAGGCTGGGAAGCGTGGCGCGGAGGCCAAGCACCGGCTGCACCCTAGCAATGGCAGCGTGCCCCCGGCGCCGCTGCCGCCACCACAAGCCAAGCACGAACAACCGCCGGTTGTGCAGCGCCACGTCATCCCACAGCCAGGCGATGACAAAACTCTGGCAAATGCCACAACATCAACCAAACCTTATGTTGTGGATAACTTAGCAATTGCCAAAACTTTGCCAGGTAGTTTGCCACCACCTTTGCCAGCCGTTTCTGGCAATTGCCAGCCGTTTGCCACCCGTTTTGCCACCCCACCTTCTACCAAGAGAGAGAATATATTACTTACTTCTCAGGAAGAATGCGCGCGCGAGGCAAAACCGGGCGAAACGGGAGGAAATTCCGCTCGCGAGCAAGCCTCGCTGCCGGCTGACGGACTGAAGGCGCTGCTGGACACTCTGCCACCGCTTCCAGCACCGTCCAGGCTGCCACAACGCAACCACACGTTGGACGTGCAGAAGGCCGCCGTCGCCAAGCCGGTTCGTCCCAAAGCCTGCTACATCGCGGGGCCGCAACTCGCCGCCCTCCGCAAGCAGGCCGGCATCATGGTGCCAGCATGAGCGGCAACCCCTATGACCTCGGCCCCATGCCAAGCTTCCTGGGCTGCGACGATTATCGGGACATCTGGATAGACCAGGCCAAACCAGAATCTCGCTACAGCCGGGCAGGCCTCTGGTCCGAAAGCGGTGAGGACCCCGACGAGCTGCGCCGGATGCCGTATTCGCGCTATCTCAGAAGCGACCACTGGGCCATCGTGCGCCAGCGCGCTTTGGCAGTAGCCGAGGGCAGATGCTTCTACTGCGCCGCTACCGACCATCTCGACGTTCACCACCTCACCTACAGGCGGCGTGGCTGTGAACTGGACGAAGACCTGATCGTACTTTGCAGGGCCTGCCACGCCATCGAGCACCTGACCGACGAGGAGGTCGAGCGCGATCAGACCGCCCGTGGCCCAACCGATGCCGCTTGACGCCAACCCCCCACAGTGCGTAGCTACACAACCCGGCGACCTCCGGTGCGGTAGCCGTCGCACCCAGTGGGGCGTCTGCCACACCCACCCACAAGCCGAACGCTGGGCCGCACTCAACCTCCGCCGCCAAGGCTTCGATGCCTACCTGCCATTGCGCAACGTCATGCGCCGCGATCCAGCAACCCGCACAATCTCCCGCGTCGTCGCCGTCCCGCTCTTCACCAGCTACCTGTTCGTGGGCATACAATCGCCCTGGGCACCCATCTCACACACTCTCGGCATCAATCGCCTCATGATGGATGGACCAAACCCGTATATACTACCAGAGAGCGCCGTGAGCGCGCTACGCGGCGTAGAGGCGTTTGCCGCTACCACTCTACCAAAAACAGCCCAATGGCACCTGGGCGACGCTGTGGCGCCTCGCGCGGGGCCGTTCGCAGGGCTGCCAGGGGTGGTGCTCGCAGTGCAGGAGGAAAACGCGGTGGTCGGCATCCTCTTCCTCGGACAACTCCGCGAAGTCGTCTACCCATTCGATGCACTCGTCGAGCGTCAGGACTACTAGCCAGATCCGCGATGGAATGTGCGCCACTCAGCCGGTACGGGATACCGACCACGACACGCCACCAACAGCGTCAGCCAGTCCCGGATGCTCGGCGGTATCGCCGCCGTCCCACGGCTCCAGCGGGTCGTCAGCTTCGTGTCACATGCCAGCAACGTCGTCAGGTAGCGCTGGGACCACCCAAGAGTAGCCAGCGCCTCACGGAACTCAGCGCCGGTCAACCCGCCGCCATCGCAACAGTCCCAACACACAACGCCGCATACTCAGCCCGCAGCACCTTCGCCGCTTCCTTGTCGCCCGCAGCATACGCTGCCGATGCACGCTCAGCCACCTCAGCCGCCGTCAACACAGGCGCCGTGATGTGATCCATCCGTCCCGGCGCCTTCGCCTCCTGACGCTCAGCAAACGCCAGCAGGTTGGTGGCAAACTTCGCAAAATTCGCCGCACGCTCGTTGTTGATCTGGTCGCTCATCTGTCTGTCTCCGGTTTCGATGTTGGGGGGTGAAGCGACTTAGAGCCGCTCCCCTCCTGATCCACCGCGATGGATCGCGACCTCCGCGATGTAGGACTGCGAGCGCAGGAAGCGCGCCCAGTTGCGTGCAGCGCGCACGGTTGAGAAGTAGCGCGACACCGTCCAGGTGCCGTTGGAGAGGAAAGAGACGGCGAGGGGAGAAGAAGGCATTGGAGGGTCTCCTTTCGGGAGAGAGGGGTTTGTCGGTTTCGATGACCACAATGTAGGGACAGTATGGATGGCTGTCAACCACGAAATACGGACAGGATGAACGCTAACTAGACGAACGGAGCGTAAGACGTTGTTAACACTTGAGGCGCCAACTAGAAAACGAGGCGGACGACCCCTCGGTAGCGCAAATGGCGTCAATGCCGACGTCCGCGGAATGGTCCTACAAGCACTACATCGCGTCGGTGGCGTGCGCTATCTCGCGCAGCAGGCAATCGACAATCCAACCACATTCATGACGCTGCTTGCCAAGGTGATGCCAGCTCATATCGTGTCGCCGCCTGGCACGCATCTGCATCTCCATCTTGAGGCCGCAATGCAGATCTCAAAGCAGATGCAATCAGAGCCCAAGCGCTCGATAACCATTGAGCCGCAGGCACAAGATGCGCCACCAGCATCATTGCTCGATGCACCATTGCCCGAGGAATAGCGCGCTCTACGTATCTACACCCGCATGTGCTGACGAGTGTAGATACATAGCGCTGCAACCTGCGCGTGCCACGAACAACGAGAGACTGCGGTGTTGTGCGTTATAGTGTCCGCAAACCCAGATTATCGCCCGTAACCACAGGTAGTGCATGTTGCAGTGCGGTGTGTAGCTACAACGCCACCACAGAGTAACGAACCGACACGACCCACATCGATGCAGACCGGCTCGATGCACGCAGCAACGCCAGCGACATAGGCACATCGCAGCACTGCCTACCGATCGCCACCACCAGCAGGATCGACCCCCCGTGCCGTGGCCCCCCTTCGCGCGGCATCGACTGACACCCACGCCCACCCTCACACTCCCGAAATTTTTAGCGCAAGTGCAGCCGTATATACACCATGATATACAGGTGACATGATGACGATTGGCTTCATATTCTGGTTGATTATGTTGTTGGCGATAGTGTTTCACATTGGGGGTTATTGGGGACCGTATGCGGGCAATCCGAACGTACCGAGGTTCAACGGGGTGTGGGTGTTTGTGTTGTTGTTCATCCTTGGGTGGGCGGTATTTGGGTTTATGATACAGGGGCCTGGGGTGCGGTGAGTCTGATCCTTCTCATCATCATCATCATCGTGCTGTTTGGCGCTGGTGGGGGGTATTACTACGGCCCGCGTTATGGGTGGGGCGGCCCGCACTATGGCGGGCTTGGCCTGGTGCTGCTGATTGTCATCCTGGTGCTGTTATTTGGCGGCGGGCGCATCTGGTGAGCCACGGGGTGTTGCTTGGGATTATGGTGTTGGCGCTGGTTGTGCTGCTGATTGCGGCGGCGACATAGCCGACATCATTACGCAACGACGTAACGACGCAACGACGTGGTGAGGATGTGTCAGCAGGGCCACCGAACGGGAGCAACGGGCACACGACGGTTGTGCAGGCGGCGATCAAGCTAGGCGGGCAGGCTGCGCACACGTTAGGCCCGCAGTTCCTGGCGCTGATCATAGTGAACGGGTTGGCGTTGGGATTTCTGTTCTGGTTTGTGGATGCGCGTGCGCGGCACACTGCTGATGTGCTCAATCAGTTGCTGCATGCGTGTCTGACGAAGCAGTAGCTTAGCCGCCTCCTACTCATCAACCTGCCCCTATCCTCTGCGTCACAAGCACTACAAGCCAGACGGCCGACAGCGCCGCGATGGAGATCAGCAGCCAATCTTCTGTGTCCTGCGGCAGCCAGCGTCGCCATTCACTCATCGCGCGGTTCCCACTCTTCAAAATGCCTATTTTGACGCCTGACCCCCAGAGAAGTTCCAGATGCCACAATTGACGCCCGAAATCACCCCTCTGCACCGACTCTGGGCCGATCCGGCGTACCGTTCGCGGCAGAGCATGGCGCATCGGCTGACGTGGGATGCCGACATGCTGGACGCATTGCTGCGCGGCATAGCTACGCGGAAAAGCTGGGCAGCCATCGGCCGCATCATCGGGGTGTCGCCGCATGTAGCGTGGGATGAGGCGTTCCGACAGGGTTGGGCGCTGACGCCGTCTGGCAGCTCCCGCTTCGGGGCAGCATGGCGCAAGGCCCGCCAGTGAGATGCTACACGTCGAGGACGGGGACACGGCGGAACCTCGACGCCATGCGCCATGCCGGGTGGGGCTTGCTGGTGTCGCGTGCCGGCGAGTGGCGTACTGAGGGGTTCGAGGACGTGGTGGGCGACAACGGCGCGTGGGCTGACTTCCAGGCGGGGCGTGGGTTCGATGAGGATGCCTTTGAGAGGTTCCTTGACTGGTTCGCCGCTCAACCCGTAGCGCCGCAGTGGATCGTGCTGCCGGATATTGTGGCGGGGGGGCTACGCTCGCTGGAACTGTCGCTGCGGTATCAGAACCGGTGCCTGGCGATCACGCCTCTGGTGCTGATCGCGGTGCAGGACGGGATGCGGCAATCGGATTTGGCCCCGCTGGTCGGTCGCAATGTCGGTGTGTTCCTGGGTGGCTCGACGCAATGGAAGCTGGACACCATGGCAGAGTGGGGCAGTTTTTGCGCTGAGTTTGGCATCTACTACCACGTTGCCCGTGTGAATACCGAACGGCGCATTTGGATGGCTGTTGCTGCCGGCGCGGATAGCGTGGATGGGTCCAGCGGCAGCCGATTTGCCAGCACCATCCCGATGCTCAACCGGGCGCTGCACCAGCAGGATCTGTTCGCGGCATAAAGAAAAGCCCCGCACTCACACGGGAGATACGGGGCGCTGAGGTTCTCGGACTTATCGCGGAACCCAGCATAACGCGCGGAGAGCCGCCATGCCAGCCAGAGCAACCATGCGGCACGTCATCTCGGTGCCCTGGACGGACGAGGAGCGCGCGCTGCTGCGCCAGATGTGGGCCAATGGCCTTGGCGTGACGCTGCTTGGGCGCATGCTGGGGCGCAGCAAGTATTCCGTCGCCAAACAGGTGCGGGCACTGCGCCTTGGGCCGCGTGGCAAGGTCACACTGCTCCCAGACATGCCACCGGAACCACGCCAGCGACCACCACAGCCGCTACGCCCAGGCGCCCACACCCTGCCGCCGCTGCAATCTGAGTTGCATGCTGATGAGTGAAACGGACGATGCCGGGGTCAGCGAGAGTTGGGCAGCCAGGACTGTTGCGCTCGCTGCGGACCCTCGTTTGGAGGCTGCTGCGCGGGAATGGTGCAGGATGGAGGGCATGGATCCGGACGGGTTGGTTTCGGCCTGGCCTGTGCGGGGGCGCTATCCTCGCTGGCAGCGGTATCTCAGGAAGGTATCATGGATAGTGGGGGCTGCAGACGCCGCGAGCGCTCATAAGCCATGAGTGAAGCCGCTGCGCCCGACTATGCGGAACGGATGCCGCCGTCGTGGGCGGAGGCGATTGCCCGCGCGCCGAACCCGTATGAGGTGAGCCTGGCGCGGTATGCCAGGGCGCCGATTGCGTTCGTCAGAGAGGTGCTCCTCGCTGAGCCGGACGACTGGCAGATGAAGGTGTTGCGGGCGTTGGCGCGGGGGCACACGCGGATTGCGGTGCGCAGTTGCCACGGCCCCGGCAAGACTGCGCTGGCGGCGTGGGTGGCGGTGTGGTTCAGCAATACAAGAGCACCGTTCAAGTTGGCGATGACGGCGCCGAGCAGCCCGCAGTTATTCGATGCTCTCTATCCCGAAGTGATCAAGTGGCTGGACCGGTTGCCTGGGGCGTGGCGTGAATTGTGGCATGTGACCAGCGACCACATCACGCTGAAGAGCAACCCGGAGTGTTTCATTACGGCGAGGACCAGCAGGCCCGAGACCCCGGAGGCGCTGGCGGGGCTGCACTCGGACAACATCCTGCTGGTGGTGGACGAGGCGTCTGGTGTGCCTGAGCAGGTGTTCGAGGCGGCGAGTGGGAGCATGAGCAGTGCGGGGGCGATCACGCTGCTGATTGGCAATCCGACGCGGTCATCCGGGTTTTTCTGGAAGGCCTTTATGTTGGAGCGGGACCGTTGGTTCTGCATGAAGGTTGGGCATACCGACAGCCCGCGGGTGACGCAGGACTTTGCTGAGGAGATTGCTGGCCGGTATGGCGCTGACAGCAATGCGTACAGGGTCAGAGTTCTCGGGGAATTTCCGCTGGCCGATGCGGATACGCTGATTCCGGCTGAGTTGGTTGACGGGGCGATGGTAAGGGACACACCGCTGGACGGCTCTCCCGAGATCTGGGGCGTCGATGTCGCGCGGTTCGGGACGGATGCCAGCGTGCTGATCAAGCGGCGTGGCAACGTCGTTCCTGAGATGCCCAGGAGCTTCCATCAGCTGGACACCATGATGCTGGCGGGGGCCGTGAAAGCCGAATGGGACGCACAGATCGTCAAGCCCGTGCTGATTTGTATAGACGTGATTGGGATTGGTGCGGGGGTGGTGGATCGGCTGAACGAGCAGGGGTTGCCGATATTAGGCATAAATGTTTCGGAGTCACCGAGCACCACCGGGCGCTATAGCCGGCTCAGAGATGAACTTTGGATAAGGGCCAAGGAGTGGCTTGCCACGCGTGCCGTTCGGCTGCCGCGCCATGAGCGGCTGAGGGATGACCTGGTAGCGCCGCGGTATTCGTTCCTGAGCGATGGTCGGCTGAAGGTCGAGGACAAGAACAGCATGCGCGCCAGGGGTCTGCCGAGTTGCGACTATGCCGACGCCCTCAACCTCACGTTCTGTCAGCAGGGACTGGGGGTCGGCTCGGGGATGAGCGGCGGTATCTACGACAAGGTGGGGATGCGGATGGAACTGGGTGCCGAGGTGGAGGTATGAGGCGTTACCCTCTGAAGGTAGTGGCGGAGTCGGCGGCCGCGAGAGTGGAACGGCAAGCATGGCGGAAGCGGTTGCGCGCGGAGGATCGCCAACGGGCACGTGATGAGAAGCACGAGGCGAAAGCCGCTGCCGTCGCCTGCCTGATCGAGGCATTCATCGAACTGCGGCCCTATGTTGGCACGGAGGGCATCGAGACATGAGCGGGACCATGGTGCCGTCGGGGTTGCTGGGGGTGCCGACGGGCGGCCCGACAGCGACGCAGGGCGACCTGTATAATGCGATTGTTGGGATGGGGTGGGCGCCGCAGGGTTATGGTCCGATTCCAGCCCCGCAGGCAGCGCCGGCTGAGGCGGCACCCGCGGCCTATGACAAATGGGGGCACGTCGTCACGGGACAGGCGCAGGCCGCGCCAGCAGCCGTGCCATCGCTCAATGTCGGGCCGGGGCTGGCAGCACCAATGCCGCCCCAGGCCGCAGCAGGCCCCGGCGCCGACTTCGTGGGTACTCAGGTGCCGGCTGCCACGCCAGGGGCGATCAATCCTGGCGCCAGCGGCTACGACATGTGGGGCAGGCAGGCACCACCCCCACCGCAGGCTGCACCGCAGCTTCCTGGCCTGGCCGACATCCTGGCGATGATCCAGGCGGCACAGGCCAGGCAGGCGGCGAACGCGCCCGCACCGCCGGGACTGCTGGAACACGACGGCAGCGAAGGCGGCGGCGGCGGCGCAGAGGGGACCATGTAGTGAGCGGCGTCACCATTGAGCAGTATCGCGATGCGCTCTGGGATTTGGCTGAACTAGTGGAGCGCATGGCGCACGGTCCGGCTTATGTCTCTGCTGGCATAGTGTGGCCTGGCGGCGAGGAACCGGGCGAAGGCGTGTGTCAGGCGAAGGCTCTGATGCGCGCAAAAGAACTGCTCGGCGTGAAATATGACGAGTACGTTGAACCGAGGAGGCGCATGACATGAGCGGCCTCACTATGCCGATGCGGCCGCCAGGATTGCTTGGTGCCTCGCCGCAAGGGGTTATGTCGCCAATGATGGGCGGTGGCATTCCACCGCTACCACCACTGCCGAACCTGGTTCCCAGCGGCATGCAGCCTCAGGGGTTGAACCTTGGTAGCGAGCAAATGCTTGCTTATTTGGTGCCGCAGCCCCGCGCCGATGTTCCCGACGATCCGGATCAAGGGCTGCCGCCAAATCTGCGGCGCTATGCGGCGGGATTGCGCCCGACAGTCAAGCCGGAGGGCGTAAAATGGCAGCAGGAGATCGTTTTCGAGCGGCTGGGTAAGGACGATCGCGAGATAGAAGCCGTCGCGCAGTATTATTTCCGTATCGCACAGAATTACGATACGTATCTGTCGCGCGAGCGTATTACGGCGTCGCAATACTACGATGGGCGGCCATTGGGGGATGAAACGCCGGGGCGCAGCCAGATCGTGCTCACGGTGGTGCGCGACACGATCAGGAGTACGCTGCCCTCGCTTCTCCGCGTGTTCACGGGCGTCGAAGACCCAGTCAGCTTCGAGCCGATTTCGTCTGAGATCACCGGCAACGATCAATTAGCGACCACGCTGGCGCGCCAGGCGACCGATTATGCGCGCTGGGCGCTGATGACCGCCAACCACGGCTGGCAGGTGCTGCACGACGTGCTGTTGGACGCCTTGACGCGGAAAGCGGGGTGGGCGCGCTGGTATTGGGGCAAGCGCGAGCAGGTGCGGACGGATGTCTGCGAGGGCCTGCTGCAGCCGCAGTTGCAGATGTTATTGGCGCAGCCGGGCATCGAGGCGCAGCGTATCGTCCGACGCCCGATGACGGCCGAGGAAATCTCCACCCTGCAAAAGACCCCCGACGGGGCGATGTATCTACAGTCTGGCGGTGCCGCGGAAATGTGGGCGGCGACCATCACCCGCACCGCGCAGCAGAACTGGCCGGTGGTCGAGGCCGTGCCCGCCGAGTGCGTCTGGGTGGTGGCCGACGCCGATACCGTCGATGGCGCGC